ACCATAACCTTCACCTTTTGTAAAAGATAACATTGCTTTTACTTTTGGATGATGATAAAGGTTACTCATATCTGTTTCTTCCATATCACCATGTATCAAATACACAGAAGGGCACTTATCACCAAATGATTTTAATACTTCATCAATTTTCTGGCGAGTTGTTTCTCTATCAATCACACTAAATCCAGCATGCGATGTTTTTAGTAAAAGAGCGGGTTGTTTATCTTTTGGCAAATATTGGAAAACAGTTGCAAATGTTTTTATTGCCATACCAATATCTTTTCTATCCTGTCCCAAACTACCTTTTAACCAATGTCCAACAACTAAGAAACAAAAATCTTCTTTTACATTTTCTAACATGTCAGCTTTATCACCAGGTCTTTGGAATCCTTTATTAAATATTTCCGTATCAACTCCTTCAAAAAGAACTTCAATTGGTTTTGTAACTCGATATTCACCAAGAATTTGACCTGTATTTTGGTCTTTTTGTTGATATACAGTTCCTCCTAAATTTTGTCTTGTAAAATTAGATGGTACTATTATTAAATCCATTTTATTAGAACCATCAATAAAATCTTTTGGTGCAATCGTAGTTTCAACTCCTGCGGTTATACCAATGTTAAAATTACCAGATGGTGTGAATTCATTCGCAACAGATACTTGCACAAATACATCTGGCTTATCTCCTATTTGACCAATTACTCTATCTAACATCCAACGGCCAAATTCCGATTCCCCATCAACTTGATTCTGCGGAGTGTTACCCCAACGAAGTGGAATAATTTTAATATCAAATTTATCCATCTTACGAAGTGATTTCATCAAATCTCTACAATGGTCACCATATCCACTTCTAGTAAAAATAGGTCCCTGAAATACTAATGTTGGCTTATTCATATACTATAACTTATTTAACTTTAAATACCTCAAATCTTTGGCGAGGTTTCCAATTTTCAAATGTAGATTCAATTCCATCAATTAAGGTTTGGCACATATTTGTGTGCGATAACCCAGCTTCATTAATAAAGAATTCTCTACCAATTAATGCGTTCGCTTTTCTTTGCTCTTTTGGAGTATTATACATTTTCTCCATAGCATCAGCCACATCATGCAAATCTACTCTATCATCCCAAATATATGGTGTAGGTACTGAACCTGCTAATGCCAATGCTCTACTCCATACCGGTACTACCCAAGGACCAGGTTCTGCTTTACCTTCCCATTTTCTCCATTCATGCAAAGAACCAATCTTAATATAATCATCCGCAACTAATACGTTACCTTCAACTTTAAATCCACATTGGTCTTGCAACCCACCAGTTACGTTTACAATGATTGGTGTTCCGGCCATTACCGATTCTGCGGTTGCTAATCCAAATCCTTCATTGTTAGCTATGTTAATAGTACAATCAGCAACATTATAGTTATAATTTAATTCATGCTGAGGTCTTCTTTTTTCAGAGAATATGATATTAACATCCGGAGCTATAGCTTCAATAACTGCTGGAAGGTCTGTACCATTTTCATCAATAGGTTGTGTGTGCATCAATAAACAAACTTTATCTGCTTTTTCTTTACCTATTTTTTCACAAAATAATTTAAATGCGTAAATTACATCCGATGGTTGCTTTCTTCTAATATTACGATTTGACCAATAAAAAACAAAATCATAATCCTTACCACCTAAAATTTCTTTACGATATTCGGTAGGAACATCTACCGGTTTATATAATTCAGTATTAATACCATGTGGTACATAACTAACTTGCCAAGGTTGTTTTACTTTCCAAGTTGGTTTATCATTTCTTGCACCAATTCTTTTGATAATACCATAAGTTTGACGAGATATACATCCTATCCAATCACAACTTTCATAGAAGTTACGGTTATACATTGGGTCTGGCAAGTCATCCCAAATTGCATAGAATAAAAGAGGAACATTTTGTCTGATTTCATGTTCAATATCATACAACCATGTCCAATAACGAGGGTCAGTAAAGTGTAGAATAGCATCTGGTCTTTCTGCATTGATTAATTGTCTAATCAAATCAGCATTACCATAACCATTCCAAGGTAAAATCTTTACACTAGCATCAGCTATTCCGTAATTTTGTTTGATATCTTCACTAACATCTAAAATCTTTCCTGCTTCAGGGTGATTAATTGCTGCACCTACTTGAAACCAATCGTATTTGTGAACTGTACCAAGTACCAATTCTTTTGAAACTGTAGCGATACCACTCGCCATTCTTAAATCGTCTGAAAGTAACAATATTTTTTTCTTTGCCATAACTAATTTTAAAATTGTGAACCTGAAATTTGTAGTTTTACATATTCATTCATTTCATTTCTGAAATCCGCATCAGAAACATATCTTTCAACTGTTCTATTAACCAACTTTTGTAGGGTAACATCAGAATTAAATGATACTTTTTTAAACGATGAATAAACATCTTTCAAGATTTTCACAGTTGTTAGCTTTGTGTTTTCTTGATTCATTATAATAGTATTTATATATTTGTATATATAAGTATATTACAATTCAAAAAAACAATAATTTTTTATAAACTTTTTTTATTTATCAGCCTTCCCATCACAATGTTTACCTAAGAATTCACACCATTTACAATTCTTTTTGTTAGCACCAGGTACTTTAGGAAATGAAATATCTTTAAAAGTACCATCATCATTAAACACAGTGTTGATAAATTCCATAAATTCATCATGTGCTTTTGTTACCGATGGAGCGCCATGTGATGGTGCGTGCTTTGAGATATAAGGAACTGGAAATGCTGAATCTTCAGGTAGTTTTCTTCTCATAATCTGATATTCAACTTTAATCTTAGAAAGTGGAATATTAAATAATTCTGAATAATATTTTTTATAGAGAAGAATTTGTGCGTTTTTAAACTTATCAGCTTTCTGATATTGATTCCAACCCATTGTTGATGTTTTAAGGTCAATAATCACAATTGAGTTTTCAGCCAAATCTCTTAGGACAATATCAATAAAACCAATAAAATGCACACCTTCTTTAATTGGTGCATTCAATGGAATCTCAATACCAACTAATTCATAACCTGATTTAGAATAAAATTTATTAAGATTCTTCTTTAGCCATTCTAATATTCTCCTACCATCACCATAAAATTCTTCTAACTCTAATTGAGTACAAGGTGCTCCTTCACTAAGGGCTTCTCTTTCCTTAGTAAAGTTTTCCTTCATTCTTTCCAAAAGCAACTTATCTAAATTAATTTCATCTGCTTGCTTTTTGGATACACCATACATTACCGATAGATAGTGTTGGATAGTTTCGTGCATTGAACTACCAAAGATTGTGTGAATGTTACCAGAACTTTCACCCAACTTATCTATGTAATTTAACTTATATTGTTGCGGGCAGTTACTCCACATTGAGTACTGCGAAAATGATACTTTTGCCATAATGTAAAGATACGAAAAAATGGTGAAATAACCAAATTAAACTTTGAGTTTTAATTTAGTAATTTGCTTAGGGTCAGTACCATAAGCCTCCGCAATTTCTTTGATGTGTTGCTTACCTGCGGTTGTTTGAAGTAATATTAAATAGTAATCTTCCGCCTGAGCGATTGATGTACTATAATATTTTGCAACTAATTGAATAATCCAATCTTCATATTTTTCGGATGAAGTTGGTTTCATATATTTTAAAAACGCTCTTGTCTTTGGAATTAATCCAATAAGACAAAGATACATTGATTTTGGAGATGCCTCTTGCAAATAAGGTTGAATATCAGAAATTAATTCAATCCATTCAGGCTTCATAGAAAGGAAACGGAGTATCATATAGTTACTCCACGTCTTTCTATCACTTTCATCAAGCGTATCCCAATACTTTGGGTCTTTGTCTTGCGTTATTGCGTTAATATGGTCAAATAATGTTTTAGCCATTGGTATCCATATCTAATGAACGAGTTCCTTCGAATTGTAATTTATCTTTTTGTTCTAATGCTCTTAGTTGAACAGGTTTCATAAGTTCTTGCTCTGCCCCACAATCACCACAAAGATATACTTCAAATGGTATCATCATATCCTGGTCACCACCATATGCTAATTTAGATAATTTTCTCATCTTCATAGCAGGTAAGAATGTTTTACCACCACATTCACAAAATACAGGAACTGATGCTGATATATCTACTTTTGGTTGTGGTTGTTGTGGCATTTCTCCGCCACCAATAATGTTCGCCATATTATATTGTATTTAAAATTTGTATTAGGGTTGCTGCAGTTGGTATCTCTTTATCAATTGCTGAAAAGTGTTTGAATTGTCCATCTGCTAATAAAAGAATAACTCCAGAAGTATTATCGCCGGCGTACTCATCTACTTTATCATAAAGTAAAGTAAATAGGTCAGTAAAATCGGTTACCTTACTATCTATCAATGCTTGTCTAAGTTTCATATATTTGTTTCTCTTATCATCATTTGATTTGAGAATATCCAATACTTTCATTTTATAATCATTTTCCAACAGGTTTTGAACATCAACTTTCAATTTACCTTTTGTTGAATTCATTTGGCAAGTGTTGATTACCTTACGAATATCAGGGTATGATGAATCTATAATTGGAACTAAATCTTTCGGGTCAAACTCAATATTTTCAGATTTTAAAATCTTACTCATTTGAATTGCTACATCCTTTTTAGTTGGTGGGATGATTTGAAAAGATTGACAACGAGATTGAATTGGTTCAATTACCTTTTCTACATAGTTACAAGTCAAAATGAATCGGCAATGAGAACTGAATGTTTCCATAATATTACGAAGCATTGGTTGTGCTAAGTAACTCATATAATCAACCTCATCCAATACTACTACTTTCCATTTTTTAAAACCCATAGATGATGCAAACCCTCTTACTTTATCTCTAATAGTATCTACGTTTCTTTCATCAGATGCGTTGATAATCATAAAATCACAATCAATTGATTTTACAATTAATTTAGCAAGTGTTGTTTTACCAGTACCAGCTTTTCCATAAAGGAGTAAATGTGGTATATCATTGTTCTCAATGAATATTGAAACTTTTTCTTTAAGGTGTTCATTACCTACATAATCTTCTAATTTAATTGGGCGATATTTTTCAACCCAAAGACTATGGTTTACATTTTCTTCTTGATATTCAAACATATATTTTTATTTTCCAGTTGAACCAAATCCACCATTACCTCTTTCTGAATCTGATAACTCATCAGCTTCTACAAATTCAATTGGTGGGTAAGGTATAATCATAATTTGTGCAATTCTATCACCTATTTTGTAGAAATCATTGGATGTATTTTCGGTATATGTTTTTGTTTCATCATAAAAACGATTACCACCAAATACTTTATTGAATGTAGCTTGTAATTCACCTCTATATCCGCTATCGCATACACCAACAGCGTTACTTAAATCCAATCCGGTCTTTCTAACCGATGAACGAGGAAATATTAATCCCACAAATCCTTCAGGTATTTCTAAGGCAATCCCCATACCATATGTAATTTGTTCAGGCGTGTCCTTAATAATTGATGTTGCTACCAAATCCATTCCACCATCACCAGGTTTAGCGTATGTTGGAATTACTGCATTTGGATTAAGCTTCTTTATTTTCACTTCCATTTTCTTCTAAGTTTTTTTGAGCGATTAATTGAAGTCTTTGATTATCTCTTAGTTTTTTACCTTCATCGGTTAGTTCTCTTACAAAGATTTTAAATGATTTACCAGTTTGTCCGTGTGTAAATGAAATATAAGAATCTTCCATATTTGTAATTGTAAAAATTACTTTAGGGTCTTCGTTTTTATTCATAACAGAATCATCTGTCCACGCAAACACTTGTGGTTCATCACCATCAAACTGAAAACACCATTCTGCATCTTC